GTACAAAAACCTGTAATAACAATGAAACGTGGTTCAACTTATATATTCAATCAATCTCACAGTTCTAATGTTGGGCATCCTTTGAGAATTAAGTCTGATGCTGGAGGGCAGCAATCTACAACAAATGCTGGAACACTTGGAACAGATGCAACTGTTACTTACCAACCAGCTTATCCAGATGCGCCTAGTGATTTGAGATATTACTGCACAAGTCATGGCAATGGAATGGGAAACACAATAACTATGAATAACCCAAACACAACCACACAAGAAGTAACTACAAGTTCTACAACTCAAACTAATACTTTAGGGACTCCAGACCCAACCGCAGAATTTCCAAGAGAAATATACAAAATTGATAGAAAAGCAACTGAAAATAGAGATTTTGTTCAATTTGAACTTGCTGCCCCTTTTGATCTTGCTGGAGTTAGAAGTCCCAAAAGACTATGCACTAGAGATAATTTTCCTAGTATTGGTACTTTTATTGCATGAACTGGAAAGACGCTGCTCTTGCTCATGCAAAAGAACAAGACCCTAAAGAATCTTGCGGACTTTTGTTGAATATTAAAGGTAAAGAAAGATATTTTCCTTGTAGAAATTTATCAATGACAGCTTTTCAATGCTTTATTATCGACCCAGAGGATTATTTAAGGGCAGATAACACAGGAGATATTATTGCTGTAATTCATAGTCATCCAGTTACACCGCCAGTAGCAAGTCAATCTGATAAGGTTGCCTGTGAACAAAGCGGTCTTGTATGGCACATAGTAAACCCTAAAACAGAGTCATGGGGTTATTTAGAACCAACAGGCTATAAAGCTCCCATACTTGGCAGGGAGTGGGCTTGGGGGGTCACAGATTGCTATACCTTAGTTCGAGATTGGTACAAAGAAAAATTAAATATAGATTTGATTGACTGGCATAGACCAACAACTCTTGAAGAATTTAACAAAAACCCTATGTTTGAAAAGTGTGCAGAGGAAACAGGTTTCAGAGAACTCAGACCAGATGAAAAATTAATTAATGGTGATCTATTATTTATGTCGATTTTTTCTAATAATTTGAATCATGTGGCAATTTTCATAGATGGTGATGTTTTACACCATTTAACAGATAGACTAAGTTGTATAGAACCATACTCTGAATGGTTGCTAAAATGCACAGGAAAGAGGTTGCGTTATGTTGCGTAAAATCAAACTATATGGAGAGTTATCCAATTTTGTTGGTCATAAAGAATTTGAAGTTAAGGCAGATACAATTAGTCATGCTGTCAGTTTTTTAGTAAATAATTTTGAAGGAATAGAAAAATATATGAATCCTAGATATTATCAGGTCAAAGTTGGAGATTATGCGATAGATGAAAAAGAAATATTTTACCCAGTAGGACAACAAGATATTCATTTTGTTCCTGTCATTCAAGGTGCTGGTGGAGTAGGAAGAGCTTTGGCTGGTGCAGCTTTGATCGGTCTTGCTTTTGCAACTGCTGGTACTTCTGTTGCTGCTGCTGGTGGTTTATTCAGTAAAGCTGGTTTTGCTGCGGCAGGGTTTGGAACAAAAGCTGCTCTTGGTATTGGTGCTGGATTAGCACTTTCTGGAGTAAGTGAGATGTTATTTCCCTTGCCAAAAATGCCTGAGTTTAAAAGTGAACAAGACCCAAGAATATCTTTTGCGTTTAGTGGGACTCAAAATACTAGCAGGGCTGGAACTCCAGTGCCAGTGGTATATGGTGAGATCATTACTGGCTCAGTGGTCATCAGTGGTGCTATTGACACCCAACAGGTAAGAGCATGACAAAGCCTAAAATTATAAGAGGATCAGGAGGTGCTGAAAAAACTGTTGGACAAGCACCACAACCCACAAGAACACCAGACACTTTACATAGTAGGCAGTTTGCTACATTTTTAGACCTATTGTCTGAAGGAGAAATAGAAGGATTTGCCAGTGCATCTAAAGAAGGTAGAACAAAAGGAACAACTGCATATAACAATGCTGCTCTTAAAGACGTAATTCTCAATGATACACCTGTTTTAAAAGCAACAGCTGATTCGACAAATCCTGTAGCAACAGATTTTAATTTTCAAGATGTAACTTTTAACCCTAGATTTGGAACTTCAAGCCAAACGAAAGTTGAAGGTATTGAAAGTAGTTCTTCGGTTACATCAGTGGGAGTAACAGTCACAGCATCTTCACCAGTTACAAGACAAATTACAAATACAGATGTTGACGCGGCAAACATCACAATAACATTTCCACAAATACAAAAAGCCACAGACAAAGGCGATTTGCTTGGTTCTACTGTTCAATTAAAAATTTCTGTTCAATACAACTCTGGTGGTTTTACAGATTTAATTACTGATACTATTACTGGAAGAACTGCTGACGCTTACCAAAGAGATTATAGAGTTGAATTAACAGGCGCTTTTCCTGTAGATATTAGAGTTTCAAGAATCACTGCTGATAGCACAGATTCAGCTTTAATTGATGCTTTTGAATGGACAAGTTTAGGAGAAATAATTGACGATGCAAACACTTATGCTAACAGTGCTTATGCAGCAATAAGACTAGACTCCATGCAGTTTAGTTCTATACCGACTAGAAAATATAGAGTTAGAGGAGTAAAAGTAAGGATACCAGCTGCAGGGGCAAACGGCTCTGGGACACCTACTGTTGACAGTGCAACTGGCCGCATAATTTACCCAGACGGCTATATATTTAATGGCACACTCTCAGCAGCAACATGGACTTCTTGCCCAGCAATGATATTACTGGATCTTCTTACTAATACGCGTTATGGATTTGGCGATCACATTACAGATAGTTCACTGGATTTATTTTCTTTCGTTACTGCAAGCAAATTTGCTAATACTTTAGTAGATGATGGTTTAGGCGGTCAGGAGGCAAGATTTTCATGCAACGTAAATTTACAAGGTTCTGGAGAGGCATTTGATCTAATAAACGAATTAGCAGGGGTAATGCGTTGTATGCCGATCTGGTCTGCTGGCAGTATTTCTCTAAAACAGGACAGTCCAGCTACAGCCTCATATCTTTTCAATCTCAGCAACATAACCAGTGATGGATTTACTTATTCTGGTAGCAGTCTTAAACAACGTCATAGTGTTGTTTCTGTGTCTTACTTCAACATGGACACTCAAGACATAGATTTTGAGGTTGTAGAAGATGCCAACTTGATTAGTAAGATAGGCACAAGTATTAAACAAGTAAGAGCCTTTGCCTGTACCTCTAGGGGTCAAGCGGCTAGATTAGGTCGGGCAATACTTTTCGGGGAGGCAAATGAAACTGAGGTATGCAGTTTTACAACTTCCATTGATAGTGGCATTGTAGTTAGACCGTCAGCAATTATTCAAATAGCAGACCCTGTTAGGAGTGGCTTAAGAAGAGGCGGTAAGATAGCCTCAGTTACATCAACAACCGTTGTTACTGTTGATGATTCTACAAACACTGATTTGCCATCTACAAATAATGCAAAGCTATCTGTGGTACTTCCAGATGGAACAGTAGAGACAAAAGATATAAGTTCTGTCTCTGGTGCAACAATCACTGTATCAAGTGCTTTTTCTCAAGCCCCAAATGTCAATGCAAATTGGGTAATATCAGATGATACTGTTGAGACACAACTATTTAGAGTGATAACAGTTGAGGAAGTTGACGGCATTAACTATTCCATAACAGCTTTATCTTATGTAAACGAAAAATACGCATTTATTGAAGATGGATCTAGCTTACCTACTAGAACAGTATCAATACTGAATGAATTAAAAGATGCTCCAGCTGCACTATTGGCAGAGGAAAAAATAGTTGAAATTAATAATGCTGCTGTTTCTAAATTAATTGTTAGCTGGAAACCTATTGTTGGAGTTACACAATATCAAGTTAACTACAGATTCAATAATGGTAATTTTGTCTCTACAACAGTTTCTTCACCTGATTTTGAGATATTTAATACTGATATTGGAACGTATGAGTTTCAAGTATTCAGTTACAATGCTGCATTACAGACAAGTGCGACTTCTGCTGATTTAACTTTTAATGCTGTCGGTAAAACTGCCTTACCATCAAATGTTACTGGTTTAACTGCCGAACCAATAAACGAAAAATTAATAAGATTACGTTGGAATATTTCAACAGATATTGATGTGACACACGGTGGTCGAGTGTTTGTGAGGCATAGTCCACTGACAGACGGTAGCGGTACTTTTTCTAATAGCACTGATTTAATACAAGCATTAGCTGGTAATACGACATCTGCGGAAGTACCCTACCTAGAAGGTGAGTATATTTTAAAATTTCAAGATGATGGCGGTAGATTCTGCGCTGGAGAAACAAGTGTAATTCTTGAATTACCTGATAATTTAGCGCCACTTATTACACAAACAAGAAGAGAAGATACAGATAGTCCTAAGTTTCAAGGAACAAAAACTAACGTTGATTTTGATGCGGTTACAGATAGTTTAAATTTAACTGGTGGCGGTAATTTTGATTCGATTACAGACTTTGATCTTGTTGGATCGTTAGATGACTTCGGTGGAATTGTA